TGCATTGCCGTTACCTGAGTAAGCTTTAGCAATGTTGAATGGGCTCAATGCTTCGCTACCAGCTGTAACACCAGCGGCAGTTTCTGCGTAACGTACACGTAGAGTGTGAATTTGACCAACTGGGCCAGTCATTGGCTGAACACCAACGATTTCGTTAGCGATAACAGTTGGCATAACACGACGGATTACTGGAAGAATAACTTTGTTTAAAACAGCTACGTTACCAGCTTGAGTTGCGCCTGCTGATGCACTCTCCATAATGTTTTTCTTAGTATTTTCTAAGATTGTTTCCATAACAGCCTTGCGGTTGCCATTTAGCCCTTCTAGTAGAACGTCTTTAGTTGCAGTCCAATTTTGGGCTTCGAAAAGTTTTTCAGACATGGTAGTCTCCTTTTACTTACTTTCCAATACCGGCTAGCTTGCGTAGTGAAATGATATCTGCTGGTGCAGAGTTCTCACTAGAAGTTTTGTCGCCAGTCACCTCAGTCTTCTGAGATGATGTACTCTCTGATATTACAGTTTTACCTTTTGGTGCAACTGCTGTTTCATTAAGAACAGCTGGTAGATACTTGTTATATGATTCACGTAGTTGTGCAGTTGATGTTGTTTTTAACAAATCTTCCATAATACCACGTTTTTCTTTACCAAGCGGAGCTACCAGTTCTTGCATTATAGCTTGACGCTTTACAGCGTCTTCGGCTATACGAATTTTTTGCTGAGCTTGTGCAAGTTCAGCTTCTTTAGTTGTAACAGCGTTGGCTGTTTCATTTAAACGAGTTGTTAAATCAGCAATAGTATTGCTTAATTTTTTAACTTGTGTGCCATCTGCAAAACCACTAGCCATGAATTCGCCAGCAAACGCTTCCATGATCTTGCGACCAAATGCGTTTTCACGGCTTACTTGAATGTCTTCACGTAGTTGAGTAATTTCACTACGTAATGATTCAGATAATAATTTTTCGGCTTTAGTAGCGGCTTCTTTGATGAATTTTGCTTTAGCTTGGGCAATCACTTGACGACCTTCTTTTACAAGGTCTACACGTGCCTGAACTAGTTTTTGTTCGTCTTCTCTAAGTTCTTTAAGTTCAGAACTTAGTTTACGTAAAGCAAACTCTTCAAGTTTTTCAAAGTTTTTCTTCTGTGAACTACGGTCTTCTCTAAGTTCTTTAATTTCCTTGGCCATTGCTTCCATAACAAATTTGTTTAACATTTTTGCATGTTCACGAATTTGTCTTTTGTAAGCAACTCTTGACTCTACAACTGCACGTTTGTCTTGAGCAAACTCTTCCATTTCTTTGCGAATAGCTTCAGAAATCATCTTGTCAGCGGCACTTACGATTAAACCCTTGTCATGCTCGTAGCGTTGACTGAATTCTTCACGTAGGTTAGCTTCTACTTGTTCATGTAGTTGTTGTACTTTAACGTCCCAAGCTTCTTGTAATTGGCTTGTTACTTCCTCAGATAGTACCTCAGTTCCAAATAGTTCTTTAATTGTGCTCATCTTTTATCCCCTTATTTTTTTAGGTTGTTGATGAACCTAAGAACCTCTTCCTGGAGGTATCTTTGTGCTTTTTTATCATGTCTTACTGCTTCGCTTACGTCCATAAGGGCGCCGCGTCTACGATCCATCATTACACGTTCGTAGATTGCTTTGGGATATGCCTCTGGAGCACTAGGTTGTGCCACGATGTCTACCGTGACAATTTCAAAATCTGTTACGCCACCAGAATCATTGACGTTGCCAGACCCCCTACTTGATACACCAAGTTTAACACCACTCTCTAATAGAGTTCTAACAATGTTACCCATTGGGGTTGGTAGGATTTTTAATTTACCTATACCGTTGTTTTCGTTCATGTACATATTGGTAATCATATGACTAACACGGTCTAAGTTAACTTGTAGGTCATCAGGGTGATCTGCTTCACCTAAAACTGAATAACCGTTTTTAATTTTTTCAGCAATATTACTTGTAGCTCTAGCAATTTCATTCACAGGGTAAACACGTTGATTTTGATTCTTCACGCCACCTTGAATGAAAATGCCTTCCATGTACAAGTCTTTACCGCCAGTAGAATTCTCAACAAGCTGGGTACGAATACCCGCTTGATCGTAAGTAAGAGCTTCAACTAATGGTAAATGATTTGCCATATTATTTTGCTACAGGACTTGTTTTGTTGCTTGCGCTGTCGCTGTTCTTAGGTGTAGATACACCTTTTAGTGCAGGAGCTTTGGCATTGCCAACTTTGTTAACATTACCTGAGTTAATTTCTTTGCTTGATGGAGTTGTACCGCCAGCAGTATTACCATCAGTTACTTTAATAGCTTTAGCGCCATTTGCACTGATTTTAGTACCTGAGCTTACTGGGCTTTTTTTGTTTTCGCCATCGTCACCTGGAGTTGGCTTGCTAACAGCTTTTAATGAAACACTTTCACCAAATGCGTTGTAACCTTCTGTTGGCTCTTCTTCGCCTGATGGCATATCCATATCCATTGAACCTTCATCGTCGGCACCTTCTGTATCGCCCATGATTTCAGCAAATGCGGCTTTTAATTCAGCAAACGCATCTTCTGCATTGTCCATAGCTTGTTCAACTTTGTCTTCTGCGCTACCGCTCATGTCGTCCATGCTGTCATCACCTGTAGCTAAGTCCATGTCAGCTTCTGGTTCTGTTGGCTCTTCGTCAGCAGCCATTGGATCTTCCATTTCGTCTTCAGCTTCGCTGAATAGGCTTTCGTCGTCTAATTCTTCTTCGTCAGCAATGATTTCATCTTCAAAGTCAGACTTTGGTGAACCACCAATGGATTCATCCATTTCTTCGTCTGTGATTTCTTCGTCAAATTGACTTAGTTCTTCGTAAATTGATTTACCTTTTGCAACAAAGAATTGATGTAGCAATTCGCTTGCACGGTCGTCTTCTTTATTGATAAGTGCTTCAAGCACTTGTTCTAATGTATGTTTAGACATGTTATATTCTCCTGTTGGCCAAAAGTGGTCTAGTATGAATATATTTACATTAGATTACAGAAGTAGTAGGGAAATAGAGTTAAAAACCCAGTTTTCTCATAGATCACTAGGTTAAGTATAGAAACAAACTGCAAGTTTTTGTAATTTTTACATTGCCGGCGGACGCTGATATATTTTTTTGTAAATTTCTTCTCTGTCTTTGATTTCAAGTTTGCGAATTTCTCGCATTTTTCTCAGCTTACCCAAATGCTCTAAAGTAAGTCTTGGGCGACGAGTATCCAACTTTTTGCTTTTTTCAAACTCATCTTGTTCTGGAGTTTGCAGTGCATCTTTAACTTCGTTCAGCTTCATTGTGGTGCTCCTGGTGTTGGCTGTGCAGGCGCTGGATTCGGCTGTGCGCCAGGTGCGCCAGCTTGTTCTCCAGCTTCAGCTTCGGCTGCGGCCGCATCTAATTGACCAAAATCGTCTTCGGTAGGACGTTGTAATCCCACTGAGTTTAGATCGCTGCCAGCCAATGCCGACGCTTCTCCTGCGGCTGCTGTGGCTTGCCCTTCTGGATTTTCTTCCATCCATTGTGTTTCGTTTTGTACAATTTCTTCGTCTGTTAAACCTAGATATTTCTTCAGTGCAAAACGTCTACTGATATACGGAACTTCTGCCAACTGTCCAAACACTGCGGCTCTAGCATTATTGACTTCAATTTCACGATATTCGCTAAAACTTTGCGGTGGTAAGAATGTCAGCTTGAATGTACTGGCATCTAGTTCAATGCCTTTTTTCTTCAAGAACATTTTGAATTCTTTGTCTAAGTTATTGATTAACAAGTTTTGTAGTCTTTGGCAATATTTGTTAAAACGATATTCTTGAATGTATGCAGTGCCTACGCGGCCATCGTTGTATGCGGCGGTACCGTCATCTGGGCCGGTGGGCATGTAACTGCTGGGAATACGTAACGCACGTAACATTTTATTGTTGAAGTATTTTAAATCGTCAATCTGTCCCAAATTGTCACCGCCTGGTAATACTTCAACTTTTGATCCGCGACCTTCTGCTGTTTGTGCAAAAAAGTAGTCTTCCAACATGCTTAATGGGTTATAGCTGGAATCCATAATGCTGGCGCCGCCGCCTGTGCGACTGGGAATACGTTTTTGATGTATTTCATTTTTGACACGTTCTACAAAGCTCATGGCCATGTTGGCAGGCATGTTACCTACGTCAATATAAAACACACGACGTTCCGGAGCACGTTGCACACGATAAATTAAGATACTATCTTCTAACAAGCTTTTTTGTTGGAAAATTTTAAACACTGATTCCAATACACTGGTACCAAACGGATAATTAGTATCCATGCCTTCTGACAGGCTTAGGTGTAGCACGTGGGCCGCATCCACTGCTGTTTCCACATTATTAGTATTGGTGTTACCTGCTGTATTGGCGCTGGCAAATTGTGTAAATGCACTTTTGTTAAACTGTGTTGGACCATAGTTTTGATCTGAAATCAAAGGGTTAGTGGCAACTTTTTGCCCTACATCCAAACTAATGTTCTTGATAATGTACTGTTCAATTTCACGTCCTTTACTTTGATTTATAATAATCTTAGTAACGTCTGTTGGATCGACATACAGCAATTCATAAGTTTCTGGATCGCGAATAAAGAATCCGTCGCCTGACTTTATTACATTACGAACCATACGCCAAATACGTTTGTTCCAGTCATTAATCATGCACCACTGACGCAAGCTACGTGTTAACACATTAACTTCAGCTTCTGTTGCATCATTGAAATGTTCGATGCTGAACGGCAAATTGCTTTCATAATCAAATTGAGTACAAAATTCCGCAATGGTATCCAATGCACCATTGATTTCGCTGTCCATGTCCATGATTTCATACTGCATGTAACGGTCGATACGATTGGGTGCGCCGGCATATACGTCTTTTAACCAACTGCTAAATTTGGTGGTACTGCCGTGATGATTAGCGCCATCACGTTTGGTCATAGCAATTTCATTTGCTGTTTGTGGTATTTGAAAGTGTTTTTTCCAACTCATATTTTATCCTGTACTATATTTATAGAATATTACAGTATATTTAGACACTGGCAAGACTTGCAGTTTTCAAATATTTGTTGCTGTCATCTTGCAAGCTGGCTGTGCGTGACTGAATACTGATTTGAGCACTGTTGCTTGCTACTAACTCTTCTAATAAATTTGTTTGTTTAGTCATTTGACGTTGATTTTCTGTGTCTTTGGCAGCATTTTGACTGTTGGCAGCGGCCGCTGTGTCGGGTATTGCAGTTGATGTTGTAGTTGACTGATCTGTTGGATAAGCTGTGGAAACATTGGCAGTGCCATTGCCAGTGCGTAAACTGGCTTTGGCATCATTGATTTCAGTCAATGTGGCTGCGCGACGAGTTCCGTCTTCATTTACAACCGAAGGAGTTTGACTCATATCGTTAAATCCAGAGTTTCCCCTTGATTGCTTTTTATCAGAAGCCATGTTGGTATTTTTACTATCACTGCCTCCGCTGCCAAACAATCTACCTAACCAACTATCTTTTAACCAATCGCCTAGCATCTTAAATGGGCTTGTTATAAAATCCCATAACTTGCCGCTCATCTCTTTAATATCGTCCCAGAAATAATAAATGCCGGCTGCTAAGGCAGCAAGGCCGGCAACAACTAACGTAATTGGGCCACCGATTACTGCCAGGGCTGTTTCCAATCCCATTCCCACTGCGGCTATAATACCTTCTAATCCTCCAAAGCCGGCTAATAATACTCCAGCGCCTTCTACTAGACCAACAAAGAAACCAGTGACACTGGCAATTATACCGCTCAGGCCTCCAAGTCCGGCCCACAATGCCATGGCACCTTCTACCAAGCCGGCAAAGAAACCAGTGACACTGGCAACTACTCCACTTAGTCCACCAAGGCCAGTCCATAATGCACCTATAGCAGTAACACCCCTCATTATCCAAGTACCAAACGAACCCATTAATTTACCTATACCCGGAAATTTACCAATTACTTGTGCCCATAATTCTTTGCCAAATGCTACCAATGGAGGTATAACTCCGTTCCATAAGGTAGTGGCCAAGCCCATCATGCCTCTCCATACTTCCCTTCCAACTTCCATAGCCGATGTTCCAAAATCTTTTAAGGCTGATGTCATTTTTCCGCTGAACATATAAGCACCAAATTCTTTAATTTGTGGTAAAAACTGTACAAATAAACCGCCAAATGTTCCTACTATTTCCATTGTCTTACCGGTGAAAACTAAAAATTGACCCAATGAATCATTTGCATCTTCCCGCAGTCTACTTTCGCCCCAAATAGATAACGCACTGCCTGCTAAGGCTGCTGTTGCTCCAGTTATAGCACCGGCAAATTTTTCCACCATTGGACTTGCTTTGGCAAATTTTTCAGCTACTTTTTCACTTAGTGTAGCCTTAGGAGCAAGTGTGGCTGCGGCGTCAGCACCCCGTTTTGCATCTATAACAGACTTGCCTTCTTCCCTGTATTGTTTATAAAATTTTTCTGTTCTGGCTTTTCGTTGTTCTTCGGCCGCCTGTTCTGCTAGTTTTCTTTCTTCTAATTTTTTATCTAAGCCAAAAGTATCAGGAATTTTTGATTTTTCTGTTCCAACTTTTGATTTTTCTGTTTTTTCTGCTGTAAGAGCACTATTACCTGTTGTTGATTTTATACCATCTATTACTGTTCCTAATACCAATCTTAATTTATCAAATATCGATGTTACTGTTTTGATACCTGAAGTCAGCATGCCAAAGCCGGAAAATAAAACACTACCAGCAGTGACCAATGCCAATAATCCGCCAATAACTGTGCCTATTCCAGTATCTCCCAATATGTGTCCTAACAGCGTAAAAGGTGTCAACAACACATCAACTACCTTGACAAATCCGTTTAATATGTCAATGAAGAATGTCCAATCGACACCATTGATCAATTTTAAAAATGGTATACTCAATGCCATCAAATTGGCCTGCATATCACGCACACTGGCATTAAAATCTTTAGCAGTTTGTTCACGTTTTCTTGCTTCTACTCTATCTGCGTCATTGTACTTTTCAGCTTCGGTGGCCATTTCTAATATGGCACGAGCACTGTCGCCAGCTGGGCCTTCCAACATAGCCATGGTACGTAACTGATCGCCACGTGCTGCCACTTCCTGCATGACTACATTGCGTAATTTTTCTTTATCTGCTTCTTCCAGTTTGCCGCCGTTTTTAATCAACTGTGCTTGACGATCCATTTCGCTGTAAACTGCACTGCTGGCCATGAGCATGTTTTTACCGCTTTGTGTAATGGCAAAAGGCAATCCACTCATGGCACTCTTGG